AGAGTGAAAGTTTTAGTAGTGGGTGTGGCTACAATTTGATAGAGTACACCGGCAATTTCTACCCAGTCACCTACGGAAAGACCGTGAATATCTGAAACAGTAACACCGGTAGCGCCGTTAGTTACAGCAAGAGTTTTAGCGATGGTATTCAACCCAGTCTGATCATCACCAATACGATCACAACGGATATATTGACGAGGTTCGTGAGACATAACTCTGTCAAAAGCAGTTTGCAAGCGAGTTGCAAGCTCCAGTTGAGTACCACCTTCATTGAAAGCAGTGATGGTTTTAACCATCGGGGTGTTGTTCAGAATACCAGCAGTGTTAATCAGATGAATGCCGAGCGTATAGTTAGCTTGAGCGGTTGCATCCAACTCACCAGCAGTCCCATTATAACCGAGATGAGTTACTTGCTGAGTATCTGCTGCATAAGCGATAGTACGAATGTCTGCTTCCGCTCCACTAAAGTAGGGGGAATAAGTTACCATACCATTAATTCTCTGAGCTACCCTAATCGGATCACCGGCAGCAATAGCCGCACCAACCAGAGCTTCAGTGAGAATAGTATTGGTCGAACCTACGATAGCAGCAGATCCTTCGGGAAGAGCTGCTACATCGGTGATAGCACCATCAGCGCCTTTAGTTACGTTGCTGATGAATTGATAAGTTACAGATTTTTCTGTGTACATTGTTTGAAGTATTTAATTAAACAAAAAAGTGTTAAAGTTATTTATTTTATTTTTGATTTTCAATATCTTGAATCTGATAACCAACTTGATTTGTCGTATATGCGTTTGCAAGTCGTGCGGCTACTGAAACAATTTCTCTGTGTACTGAATGGTCTAGTTCACAATCTGTTATTGCTGTGTATTCTTCTATAGCGGTAGCTGTCGTCAATTCTTTGGTTATAATTGGTTTTGGTCTTTTAATATAAGTTACTACATAGTTTACAAGCGGAGTTCCGTCTGTAATAACTGTAACACCTTTCTTAGATGTTAATCTCCAAAATTCTTTATCATATGGTTTTTCAAACGGATTGTCCGTATTCATATGATAATAATCGTAAGAAATAGGTTTTACTCTAACTCCAGTGTTTGCGGTATCTTGTAAGATATACAAATAATCACTATCAAATTCAATATCGTTTGAATTTGGAATGTGTGCTATAACCGGAAACGGAGCAGCTTCAGTTTGAGTTGTAATCAGTTTAGAGATAGCTCTTCTGTTAAACTCATTCTTATCCATACCGTCTCTTGCAATACTGCGTACTACTTTCTCCTGCGCTTGTGTGAGAAGAATAGACCATTGCCTAGAAGTATAGCCAGGAGCATCAGCACTGGCTATAGCTTCATAAGCAACTTTTGCTTCATATTCCATCTCTTTTGCAGTAAGGCCTGTCATAATTTCTAAGCTTTTTGACTGTTAATCTGAGCTTCTATCTTGAGATAGATTGGATCAGTAGAGTCTTTCAAGAATTTGATGTGTTCAATAAACTCTGAGAGACTGTATTTCTGTTCTTCACTTCCTACGGTATAATAAGTACCTATACCCTCTTTAACAATAGCACCGGCTCTTATACCCCGTGCAATAAATAGTTTGATTGGAAGATTTTTATCTTTGATGATTTCGTACATCGTAGTTTTATCAGAATCAATAATCTTTTTAACTTCTGATGTAAGAAACTCTTTCGTAGAGTCCAAAGGTACTTCTTTGGTAGTTTTCTTAGTCATCCAATAGATGGTAAGAAAATCTCTAAGTTTCTTCACGGAAGATTTAATTTCACCCCAATAAGTAAAGATCTCTTCCATCATATCAAGCTCTTGGTTCTGTACTACTTCTTCATAGTCTTCATCAACAAGAGCAAACTTATATTCAATCCTGTTAAACCTATCGTCCCAAGACGGGGCTACTTCCTTCTGTTGTTTCAAAACTCTGTACCTAATGTTATCCATAGGTTCAGACAAGTCAAAAGAAATTCCCTGAGACATCAGGGTGTGATCTTTGGTAATTTTGACATAGAAAGTATGCCAAAAATTATCTTTCTTTTTATAAGTGTTTAAGTCCAAATCCAGAATTTCTGAAAAAAACTTCTCTTCAGCTTCTGAACTAAAGGGATTGATGAGCACCCCATAACTGTTAGTCATCAAACAAAATTGTTTACTAGCACCTTCCCACATAAAATATCCGCTATGTGACGGATCTGTAATCATTCTGTTTCCTCTGGGAATAGGTTTAAGTCTTACTATTTTATTCTGTAAATAACCTTTTTCTATACCATATTCCCTAGTAGCAATAGTTTTTGTTTCCATAAAATCTTCTCTTATTAGCCAATTAATTTAATTTCTTTTAATAATATTCCGCCAAGAATAATTATTTTAATAAAAACATAGAGGGGGATTTGAAGTGTACCCCCTCTATGTGATGAGTGAATTATCGCAAAATTGCGGGGATGATGCGACCAGTCTTCAACGGATTGCGAAGCATAATACCACCGATGTATTGTTTGTACACGGCGTATCCGTCAACAGAACTAGCTGCCATTTGAGGACTCGAAGGTTTGTTGTATGGAGTGAACGGATCACGCATACCAGGAATATAACGGAAGAACTCTTCGTTATCTTTCACTGCAACTTTCTGAATGTTAGCCTCACCACCAGTAGTACCGAAGTCGAAGATATCATAGATACGTGAACTTACGAGACCGCCAGCAGGGTGCATTTGCTTATTACGTACTGGATCATCCTTCATAGGATCAAGCATTACGTGGAACTCAATACCATTAATAGTGGTATATTTGACCATCTGACCTTCGTCAAGAGCCATCTTACCATTAATAGTTTTGAGGTTGTGTCCACTACGTAACCAGTTAAAACCACTAGCTTTTTCAGAAGCAGCTTTATGGAATTCATAGAGACCATATTCACCGGTAGAAAGAACGAACTTACGGGAATCTTCTTTGAGTTTACCTACAGAAATCTGCATAGCAAAGTCAGTCAAAGAGTCCAGATTGAAGTTGTTATAATACATCAGGTTACCACCGTCCATCTGTTCGTACAGACCAAAACCTGCTCTTACAGTGTTACCGCTTTCACCTTTGTTTCCATACTGACCATCAGCCAGCTTGTTAGATTTACCGTGCATAAGCAGACGACCGATATCCCTGCGGAACTGAACCATAAAGTCCCAACCAAGCTTGTCAATCCAGCGAGTGTGGGTTTTACCGTTCTGATCTACAAAAGCAAAAGCAAGAGGCTTGTTTTTACCTTTAGTGATCATGTTACCAGGAACTTCGTAGTTCTTACGAATTACAGAAGTAACGTTCTCCATCATCAGAGGACTTGCGTGATGAACACTATTACCTCTCTTAGAGAGTTCGTGTTCAACCAAACCAAATTCTTCTGACCAGCGAGTACCAGCAGCGAGGTCTTCTACGGGAACAAACATGTTGTCATCACCGTTAATAAGCTCTACCGTGTATCTCCAACCACCGAGCATATGTACCGGATCTTCCACAACTCTCAGCGAGTAAGCGTCGGGATTTTCACCTACAATAACAGAGGTAGCTTCAAAATACCTTTCAGGGAAGAACATGTAGAAACGACTTCTACCGATACCAGGACGGTTACCGGCTGCTACGGGAACAGCGGCAACTCCTGTAAGAGATGCAACAGACAGAGGAATATTACGCTCATCGGAGCCGTGAAGCATCCAACGATAAGTACCTTCCTCGTCCAGATAGTGAGTTGGGAATTGTTCCAAGAAGCTAACAATATTATCAGCACCGTAATTAACTTCATAAATGCTGTTAATTACCTTACTGATATACTGAGGATCTTGCATACCCAACCAACCCAAGTGAGATTCACGGGTTAAACCTGACCAATACTTGGGGTCAACGATTTGTAGTTTTGAAATTTTATCCATAGTTATTTATAATTTAAAAGTATCTTTCTAGAATTTGAAGACTCCTTTCATAGAATTCAGAGCATCATCGGCTTCCAAATCGCTGTACAAATTACTTGCTTTGGGTTTAGTCTTAAAGGAAGTATTTGAATCCAGCTTCTTTTTCAAGTCGTCTATTGTTTTAGTTTTTGTGTTCTTTAGAAGTTTATCCCATTTACCATCAAATATTCCCATAGAATCTAGAGTTGCTATGATTGTATCAAACTTAAACGGGTCTTCAAGTCTTTTAGCCCAGATTGAATTAACAGGTTGTCCGTTAATCTCTTTTACAGGCTTAGTGATTTTTTCAAAGATATCCTGACGTACTTTAGGTGTAAGTTTAATACCAGGAACTACTTCTTCTACTTTATCAATTTTCTCTTTTAGCTCTTTGAGTTGATTTTTCTGCAACTCTTTGTACTTCTCCTGTTCTGCTATAGCTTGCTTTTTCTCAGCAACTATCCGTTCAGCATAATACTGCTTGAGTTCATCTACAGCTTCTTCGGCTTCTTCGATGTCTTCACCAAGACTTACAGTTCTTTCAATGAGCTTTTCAATCTTTTTATCGTCGAACCGTGTGGTAAGACGATATTTGTGTCTCAAAATGTCTTTACGAAGTTCTTCTTTATCATCGTCTTGAAGGTCTGCTTTATTAATACTGTCAAAAAACTTTTTAGATGATGCAGTATCTTTTGCAATTTCTGGGTCTACTCCACTATCAACAAGATCAAGATAGTTCTTTACATCTTCTTCATAGTCTTCGAGTAATCCTTCTCTGATTTTTTCTACTTCTTTATTCCAAAGATTGGAAAGTGCAGTAGTTTCATCAGAATCTTCAAGGTCTTTTAAAAAATCTTCTTCGTTAAAACTGGTGAGATTCCCCTGCTCTGATAGGAATCTGGCAAAGAGAAGAGTGGCGGGAACATTATCGTCTGAAGATTTTTCAGAACTTTTATCACTATCAGGAGCAGGGGACTCACCATTACTATCTTTGTTGACATCTTCAGCAGTCTGTTCCTCCTCTTTCTCTTCTCCACTTTCGTCAGTTTCTTCTGTATTTATAGTTTCTTCTAATATTGAAGTTAAATCTAACTCCTCGGAAGTATTCTGTTCCTTCTTTGTGGTATCTTCCGAACTACCACCTGAGTCATCTTCAAAGGAAAACAACTCTTCAAAATTAATCTCTTCTGCCATCGCCAATTTAATTTTTTACAAAAATAACACATTAAATTTAAATAACCAAATTATTTAGCTAGAATATTTTCATAGTATAGCATAAATCTACTATACTATGATAAATATTCTATTAGTTTTAGTTACTTTTTTCTACTTTCACCTGCTACTGGATTTTTTATAGCGGTTTTAGCTTTCAATTTTTCACGCTCCATAGCCGCTTTATCTTTCTGCTTCTGAATACGTTCTTGTATCTCAAGCTTCTTCTTTTCAAGTTCTATCTTCTGCTGTTCCAGACGTTGTTTAGTTTCAACATCTTTCTTCTTCAATTCAAGTTCTTGGTTTTTATTGAAGATTTCAGAAGATGTTCTTAATTCTTCTACAGCGAGTTTACCTACTTCAAGCTGGTCTGGGATTTGATTCTGGTTCATATCCTGATCCTCTTGGAATCTGAAAGCGTTAATCTCAGCAGTTCTGATTCTTGTGTAGTTGTCTTGATCAATCTTATACTGCTCAAGTTGCCTATCAAGTTCTCTTTCCTGCTGCTCAATATCCATCTTCATCATCTCAAGCTCAAGCTCTTCTTGTCTTGCAGCTTGTTCAGCTTCAGATTGTGCCTGTTGTGCTGCTTCCATTCTCTCACGAATCTCTTGTTCATACTGTTCAATCTTCTTCTGAAGACTAACAATATCTTTAGTTCTGTAGAGTTCTGCAACCATAGCTAGTGAACCACCATTCTGAAGCAGTGGTTGAGCAAGTGCTCTCATCTGTTCAAGGATGTTATTGTTGTCACTGTCTGAACTTAAATAGCCACCATAACTGGATTCTTTAAAAACTTCACTATCAAACTCTAAAAGAGCTTCTGTCTGGTCGTCTAGTACAAACGCTCTGGTAAACGATTTACCATCCCAAGCTACTTTAGCTGCTTCAAGAAGTACTTCAAGAGCACGTATCTTAGTATCATCGTGGATACCAAACCACTTCTCAGTGATATGGCTGGACTGCATAACAGCACGTTCTACACCACCAACAGTCTCTCTATTATCTACAGAACCCTTACGTTGAGGGGTAATACCTGTAATTTGGTCTACTCTGTTTTCAATAAAGTTCAGAATACCAAGATGCTGCTGGATAAATTCAGGATCACCAACCTCTGTACTATTACCTGTCTGAGACATAGAACCTGCAAGTTTACCCTGAGATAGCCCTTTAGTACCTTCGTTGAATGGATCTTCAAACATCAGGTTCATATTATAGAGATAGTACAACCATTTCTCCATAGTCCATCCATCGGGAATCATAGCAGAGTTAACTTTACCTACTTTACCTATATACTTGGCAATAGCAAGTTCAGTTCTATTCATAATCTTGTTGTAAAGATATTGATAGTCTTTAGTCATATCTACCATAGACATAGCTTTAAACGAACCTACGTTAAAAGCTGTACCTACAATACCAGGACTTGATGAGCCGAGATTATCCATAGTACGGATTTGCATCTCAAGCGGCTGTAACTTTACATAAATATCATCTGCGATTCTGGTACCTTCATACCACTCTGTAACCCAAGTCCACTCTACTTTCTCACCACGTTCCGTATCTGGAACATACGTTTCAGGTACTAAGTCCTTGTTAAAGTTTCCATCTTCATCCCAATATTCAATAATACCAATCTTACGCATACCACGCCAAACAACTCTGGTTACCCTGACGTTACCTTCGTTATCAAAAGTTCCACCAAAATAAGAGTTTCCTTGTTGGGTTAATCTAATAATATTACCAATGCCCGTTTCTTCTACTATATCACTGAACGCAATAGGATCGTTTAAAAGCTGTTCTTTGAACATACTCTTCTTTGCGGATGTAGTAAATGAATATCCTGATTCAATTTTATCTATCTCAGAAGGTTTTAGAAACTCTCTGTATCTGTCAATACACTCACCAGGAGGGAGATAACCGTCTTCTACGATAATTTCGTTATCTTCTATTTTATAACTCTCTCCACCACGAAGAGTATAAAAGTTTATAGGATTACCTTTTCTAAGTACAGGTTCGTTACCTACAATTTCTATAACATACAATTCTTCAGCAGCTATAAGCAAGTCTTCAAACCCTCTGCTAAACACTTCTTTGAGGTTTTGGGTGTGGTACAGGTATTGGATAACCTGATTAGCCATACGCTCTCTTGTATCTTTATAGGTATAAGTTTTCCAACGTTCAAACTCTTTGACTTTTGTCATAAGTTTCTGCTGGTCTGTTTCACCTTTAAGAACAGAATTTAGTGCAAATTCATAGAACGAATCTTTAATAAATTTGAGTTTTTCTGTAACAGCATCGCTGCTAGTCATTACAAATATAGGTTTAAACACTCTTTTACGTTCTTCACCTATAAGAAGATTGATGTTTGAATTTACAAGCGGATAGTTTTTATAAGACACAGGATCGTCCTCAAACCTTATGTTGAAGGGGTCTGTAGCTTTTTTAGCTTCCACCGGATCTACAATGTTATTATATAAATTGTAGTTTATGATTTTGTTACGTCTCGTAGCTCTTACTGCTGATGAACCAAAGTTATCCTGAGCCCATCCAGACATACCAACTCCAGCATCTACACATTGTTTAAAGAAGTCTTTAGTTTTTTGACCAATACT